ACCCGGAGATCGAACGGCTCCTCGAGACGGCGATGCTCGACATGGGCGTTGCCGGGGTAGAGATACCCGGTACGGCTTCAAACCTCGTATCGCAGGCGGCGATCACTTACTTCCTTGCGAACTTCGGTTCTCCGGACAACTACGAACAGCTCAAGGCATCTTACGACGAGCAGAAGGCACAGTTATCTATGTGCACCGGATACACTGATTGGGGTGATACGAGTGGACAGGTCTGATGTGCTGAAGCTTATCACGGTCACGCAGACGCAGGATGCCTACGGCGTTTGGCACGACACGGAGCAGACGAGGGAGATCCTTTGCGAGGTGCAGTCCGTTACCCGCTCGGAGTTCTTCGAGGCGGGCAGGAGCGGGCTCAACCCCGACATGCAGTTCACGGTATTCTTTGCGGATTATTCCGGGGAGGAGATCGTGGAGTACAACGGGGAAAGATATTCCGTATACCGGACGTACCTCACGAAAGACGACAACCTCGAGCTCTATGTCGAGCGCGCCGGCGGCACGAACGCTCCGCAGACAACGAGCTGGACGATGGTGACGACATGATTAAGAGCTCTTCGAGATTCGACTTCACGGAGTCGGTGCAGGAGCTTCTCCAGTACGCTCAGGTTTCCGCGCAGTTCTCTCTTGACGAGGTCATCAGGGAAGTCGCGAGGGAGTCAAGGGGCAAGCTGAGGAAAGCGTCTCCGGGCAAGAAGTACCCGAAAGGATGGGCTGTGGACTACGAGACCGGCAGATTCAGGGTCGGCGCTACCGTCTACGGCAAATCCGGGACGTATCAGCTCGCGCACCTTCTCGAGTACGGTCACGCTACACGGAACGGCGGGCGCACGAAGGCAATCGTGCACATCGAGCCTGTCGAGCAGTGGGCGATCAACGAAGTGCAGGAGCGGTTCGTCCGGAAGATGGAGGAACAGTTATGACATTCAAGGAAGTCGAGGCGATGGTCGCGCAGACCGGCTTGCCTCACGCATATCACCATTTCAAAGGGACGGGGGTACATCCTCCGTTCATTTGTTTTTTTTATGGGTCAAGTAACGACCTGATCGCCGACAACACCAACTACCAGAAGATCGAGACGCTGTACGTGGAACTGTACAGCAACTCAAAAGATTTTGGCCTCGAAGCTACGGTCGAGGGCGTCCTGACCACCAACGGACTCGTATGGAGCCGCGAGGAGACATGGATCCCGGACGAGCTGCTTTATGAGGTCATCTACACGATGGACGTGGTCATCACACCAGAGGCCACGTCGTAACGGAGGATTAACATGGCCAACAAAATCAAATATGGATTGTCCAATGTGTACTATGCCATTGGCACTCCGGGCACCGGCAACACCATGACCTACAACACGCCTGTGGCTATCCCGGGCGCGGTCAACCTGTCCCTGGATCCGCAGGGCGACTCGTCCCCGTTCTACGCGGACAACATCGTCTACTGGCAGGGTTACGCGAACACCGGCTACGAAGGCGACCTCGAGATCGCGCTCATCCCGGACTCGTTCAAGAAGGACGTCCTCGGGATGATTAACGACGGCAAGAGCGTCCTTATTGAGGATGCGAACGCCGCGACGGTGCATTTCGCGCTCCTGTTCCAGTTCGAGGGCGATGCGAAAGCGACGAAGCACGTGCTCTACAACTGCACGGTCGCCCGTCCGAACGTAGGCGGAGCCACGAAGGAATCTTCGATCGAGCCGCAGACTGAGACCCTCTCCCTCACCGCTACCACGGTCTACTTCTCGACGGTCGACGCTGAGTGCGTCAAAGCAGAAGCGAACGAGGCTTCCAACGCCACGACCTACAGCGGATGGACGTCTTCGGTCTACACGCCGACGGCACCTGGGACGTAATGAGGAGGAAATGAGGATGCGCGGAAAAGTTAATATTGGCAACACCGAAGTGGAGATGGCAGCCAACGCTGCCACTCCATTTATCTACAAGCAGGCATTTCACGAAGACCTTTTGGTCGAGCTGCAGGCAAAGGACCCCTCGCCCGACCTCTTCCTGAAACTCGGCTACGTCATGGCGAAACAGGCGGAACTTCCGACCGTGGAGCTAATGAAATTAAAAGATGACGGGTTTTTAGAGTGGGCGGAGCAGTTCGAGTTCATGGACTTCGTCAACGCCTCTTCGGACATCGCTTCGATCTACACGCACCAGACGGAGCGCACATCCGTCCCAAAAAGAAAGGGCGACTGACGGATCGCCCGTACAACACCGCAGTCTTTATGATTCGCTGTCTTGAGATTGGTCTGCATCCGTCAGATCTGCATGACCTTGAATACGGTTTCGTCCTCGACATGATGATCGAGAGAGGGAACGACGGCGAAGAGTATATGCCTCTTGCGAACCAAGAGGACTTTGACAGGTTCTAACTATGGCAGGAAGAAACATCAAAGGCATAACGATCGAGATCGACGGCAATACTTCCCCGCTCTCGAAGGCTCTGGAAGATGTCAATAAGGATCTAAAGACTACACAGTCCAACCTCCGAGACATCGACAAGCTGCTGAAGTTTGATCCGGGCAACACGACCTTGCTCAAGCAGAAACAGGAGCAGCTCAACAAAGCCATCGAGGACACCAAGAAGAAGCTCGACACGGAGAAGGAAGCCCTCGCCCAGCTCAAGAACGCGGATCAGACTCCCGAAGTCAAGGCTCAAATGGAAGCCCTCGAGAGGCAGATCGCGGACGATGAGCAGAAACTGAAGTCCCTGCAGGAGCAGTCGAAAGAGTTCGGCTCTGTCGCGAAACAGAAGTTCGAAGCTGTCGGCGGCGCGATGCAGGAACTCGGCGCGAAGGTGCAGGAAGTCGGCGAGAAGGTCACGGACGTCGGCGAGAACATCACGAAGAACGTGACCGGGCCCATCATGGCTGCCTCCGCTGCAGCTGTCGGATCGTTTACGGAGACGGACAAGGCCCTCGACGTCATCGTCAAGAAGACCGGCGCGACCGGAGAAGAGGCGCAGGCGTTCGGCGACATCATGAACGACATCGCCACGACCATCCCGACCGGCTTCGACGATGCGGCGAACGCGATCGGCGAGATCAACACCCGGTTCGGTGTGACCGGGGACGACCTGCAGACCCTCTCCGAGCAGTTCATCAAGTTCTCCCAGATCAACAACACGGACGTCTCCACCTCGGTCGACAATGTCCAGAGCGCGATGGCGGCGTTCGGTATGGACGCTTCGGAAGCGGGAACTGTCCTCGACATCTTAACGAAGGCTGGGCAGACTTACGGCGTATCTGTCGATAAACTGTCCTCGGACATCATGTCCAACGCCACAGCCTTCAAGGAAATGGGCTTCGACATGAACTCCGCTGCCGGGTTCCTTGCTTCTCTGGACAAGAACGGCGTCGATGCCTCCTCCGTGATGACGGGTCTCAAAAAAGCCCTCACCAACGCGACCAAAGAAGGCAAGTCGATGGACGAGGCGCTGTCCATCCTGCAGAGCCAGATGCGTCTCGCGAGAACCGACACCGAAGCCGCGCAGTACGCGATGGACCTCTTCGGGAACAAGGCCGGCCCCGCGATCGCTCAGGCGGTCTCTGACGGAAGGCTTTCCTTCGACCAGCTCTCCAACTCGATCACGGACTTCGGCGGGACGGTAGATTCGACCTTCGAGGAGACCCTCGACCCGATCACGTCCTTCCAGACGACCATGAACGAGACGAAAGTCGTCCTTGCGGAGGTCGGCTCTTCCCTGCTCACCACCCTGCAGCCGGTGATCCAGAAAATCATTGATGTGGTTCAGATGCTCCGGGAAAAGTGGGAAGCGCTCTCCCCGGCGACACAGGAAGCCATCACGAAGGCGCTCATGATCGCGGCAGCGGTCGGGCCCGTTATCATGCTGATCGGGAAAATCATTACCGGCATCGGCACACTGATCAGTGTCGGCGGTGCGATCATCTCCGGGATCGGGACTGTCATCGGCGTCCTCGGCGGGCCTCTTACGGCAGCCATCGCAGCCATCATCGCGATCGGCGTCCTCGTCTGGAAGAACTGGGACAAGATCTGCGAATGGGCTCAGAAACTCAAGGAGACGGTCGTCGAAGCGTGGAACAACATGAAGGAGAAGGTCTCCAATATCGGGCAGAACATCTCCAACGCCGTGAAGAACGCATGGAACGGGATCAAGAACAACGTCTCCAACGCGATGAACGCGGCAAAGTCCACGGTCTCGAACGCTCTGGGCGCGATGAAGAACGCCTACCAGAACGCCGGCGGCGGCATCAAGGGCATCGTCTCCGGGTGGATGGCGGGCGTGAAGTCCATCATCTCCTCCGGGTTTGACGTCATCAACTCGCTGACCGGCGGACGGCTGACGGCGATCAAAGACAAGTTCGTGAACATCTTCAACAACATCAAGAACACGGTCTCGAACGTCATCGAGAAGATCAAGGGCATCTTCAACTTCAACTGGACACTTCCGAAGATGAAGACCCCGCACTTTGCGATCTCGCCTCCGGGGTGGAAAATCAAAGACCTCCTCGAGGGCACGATCCCGAAGTTGTCTATCGAGTGGTACAAGAAGGCGTACGCTTCCCCGGTCATGTTCAACCAGCCGACCGTCCTGCCGACTATGAGCGGTCTCATGGGCTTCGGTGACGGTGTAGGCGGGGAGATCGTGGTCGGGCAGAATTTACTCACCGACATGATCCAGACGCCGATCAACCAGCTCACGGCGAGAGTCGACCGTCTCACCGGCATGATCGGCACGTACCTCCCGGAGATCGCCTCCGAGAAAGAGATCTACCTCAACGGGCGCGAGCTCACCAGAGGGCTCAAGACTATAGGAGTGGCTTTCAATGGCTAACGCAAACCTCAAATACATCGCGTCTGGGTATCCGAAAGCGGAGTTCTCGTTCCAGGCTTCCCTCGTGAAGACCCGGAGCGCGAACTTCCACGAGTATTCATGGAACCCGGACGCGTTCCAGTTCGATTACGGCGCTCAGGTCCTTCGGTTCGGAAAGGATCCGATCACCTACTCCGCCACGATCTACGTGAACGGCTCGGAGTCCTCAAAAAGGGCGTGGCTTGACGAGTTCCATTTACGGTGCGATCTGGACATCAAGAACAACACACCGGGGCGGCTCTACTGGGGCGACATGTACCTCGAGTGCTTCATCATCGAGACCTCGACAGCCCCGATGGAAGGGAACGTGACCGTAGAGAACGAGATCGGCATCTACGCGCCGTATCCTTCGTGGATCTATCAGGAGACCTACGCCCGGAGCACGTACTTCGGGAAGGAGCAGGTCGAGAAGATCCTCGGCAACCTCAATAACATGGACGTCCCTTATGAGCCGGGGAAAATCACCATCACGGACGACCTCAATATCAGCGCACCGTTCACCCCGCTCCGGAGCAGCTTCCGGGCGATGCTGATCGGGGACGGGACTTCGACAGCCGCGTCCATGACCATAGAGGGAGACGACGCGGATCCTGCGGAGAAGGTCGTCATGGATTTCCCGCTGGTCACGTTAGCCTCCGGGCAGGCGCTTGTCGTGGACTCGAGGCACGGGCGCAAGACCGCCAACACTTACACGGTCGTCGACTGGGATCAGTGGCCCGGGAATGTTCCTTACACGGATATGGCGACAGAGCAGAACGTGTACGGCCTCCGGGCGGCAAACTCGCGTCCGTTCAGGGAGATCAAGTTCGGGTACAATACTCCGTACTTCGAGCTCAAAGACGCCTATAGTCTTACCGGGACGCGGATGATTCTTACGGTCTATTACGAGAGGAGCGAGCCTACATGGATCTCGTAATGAGGAAAATATCTACGGGCGAGGAGAAAATCGTTCCGTATGATTTCGATTTTAATATCGGATCTGATGGGAAGGCGGACTTCGAGATCGCGGTTCCGATGGAAGACGAAGTGTGGGACATGTTCTATGTCGACAACTACCACAAGGACTGCGAATACGCGGGCTTCGTGACGGACATCTCCATCCAGACGAACGGCCGGCAGAAGGTCGTCAAAGGGAACACCCTGCGGTACTATATGTGGAGCTCTGTCCTGCCGAGGTGGAACGCCGACACGGAAGGCACGATCTCCGCGGGGTATTCAGGATCCATGGCTCTGGACGTCATCGAGACGCACTTGAAACTCCCGATCCAGATCTATCAGAACCCCGACTGGGACCAGCAGGCGTGTCCTGCGATCACCTACTACCGGAATGATTCGGTGGACTCCATCATCCAGAAGATCTGCGCGAACGTGAACCAGGTATTCATCCCGAGGTTCGTGAGGGACGAGAACACCCCGGGCGATTCCGGGTTCTCGTTCACGATGAGATCCCCGAAGATCTACTACCCGAGGATTGACGACGGTGAGGTCGGCGGGACCGGCGAGGCGACTCTTGACACGTCCCTCCACAGGAAGGTCGTCGTTATTGCGGAAGGTCAGGGCGAAGGCTCTGCCAGAACTATGCGGGCGGTTTGGTACGACGGTACGAACTGGCACACGAATCAGGTCATGCCGACATCCGCGGACGGGTACTACGAGGAATACCTACTCGACTACTCCAACGCGGAGAGCGTGAACGTCCTCGTCAACAAGGCGAAAGAGATCGCTCAGGCGTACTGGGACGGCAAAACCTCCATGAGCGCTTCCGAGCTCGAAATAGAACCGGGCGCGACCATCGGGGACTCCGTTTACCTTACCGGGGCGGTCGAATACCAGACGACCATCACCGGGATGATTCTGAAGAGGCAGGACGGCGTCACGACCGAAGAGTTCACTTACGCGGCATCGGATACGGCTCCCTCTGTCGGGAACGCTCCGGACACCACGGGGATCTACGCGGGGAGCGCTACGAAGGGCGGGTCCTCTATACGGACCGCTGCCATCCCGTACGGTATCGTGGACAGCACCTCCACCTCGACGGCCTTCACCGCGACCGTGAGGGGCATCACCTCTTTATACGACGGCGTGGCTGTGTGGCTCAAGAACGGCGTAGTCACCTCCGCTGCCGGGTTCACGATCAACATCAACGGACTCGGCGCGAAACCTGTCTACACCAATTTGGCGGCGGCTACGGCTGAGTCTACGAAGTTCAACATCAACTACACGATGCTGTTTATCTTCGACTCCACGCGGGTCGCGGGCGGGTGCTGGGTGTGCTACAACGGGTACGATAGTAACACCAACACGATCGGCTACCAGCTCCGAACGAACAGCTCCACGCTGAAGGCAAAGAACAAAGGCTACCGCTACAGACTATGGTTCACCTCTGCGGACGGGAGCGCGATGGTCCCCGCGAACGTGAGCACCTCAACGAACGCAACCACGGCGAGGTCGCTCAACACGGAACCGATCGACCCGTTCGGGCGGATCTTCTACTATTCGAGCAACGCCACGACCGACGCGGGCGGCACGTTCACGACAACGACGCTCTGGGACCAGTACACCTTAACGATCGGCTACTCGTATGTGAAGTCCCTGACCTCCGGGAAGCCTGTGTACCTCAAGTGCACACCGCAGGCGAACGGAGGGGCCGTCATGAGCGATATTGTCCAGGCGCTTCCGAGCTCCGCTGACGGGTACATCTACATCTTTTTGGGTGTGGCGTACTCTACAACGAACCTCGAGCTGTATCCTGTGCACCCGGTCTATTACTATGCCGGCGGCGGGATCAGGCTCTATTCCGAGGGCATGGTGGACGTCTCCTCTTCCCTTACGGCGGGGACGAACGTCAACCTCGGGTCGAACTGCCACGCGTGGAAGAAGGGCGACCTGTGCTTCGTAACTTTGAACATGCAGATCACCGGGTCCATCACCTCCGGGGCGACTTTGGTCTCTGGTCTGCCGACGAACTCCTCCGCGCAGGTATCCTTTGCGGCGGCTCTCGGCGGCACTTCCACCTCTGCGGCGATGCGGATCCAGGGCGGCGCGTCCGTGATAACAGCCGACGGCGCGATCTCAACTACTGGCTGGTATGATGCTTCTTTTGTGTATGTGATGGGATAAGACAATGGATGAGATTACAAGACGAGAGTACGAAGAGACTGTAAAGAGAGTCGAAGCGGAAGAGAACAGACAGAACAAGAGACTCGACAAACTGGAGGAATCACTCGCGACACTGACGGATCTGACCATCAGCGTGGAGAAGATCGCCACCAGCATCGAGCAAATGCAGAAGGAACTCACCAAACAAGGCGAGAGGTTGGAGAAGATCGAGGCAGAACCGGGCGAGAACTGGAAGAAGGTCGTCTGGTTAGTAGTGGCTGCGGTGGTAGGTTTCGCCCTCCATGCAGCTCTTGGGATTTAGGAGGACGTCATGGAAAAGATTGATTGGAAGAGGAAACTGACTTCCCGGAAGTTCTGGGTCGCGGTCGTCGGGTTCATCACCCAGCTCATGATCGCGTTCAACTATTCAAATGTCACCGTCGAGAAGGTCACGGCGACCGTGATGGCTGCGGCGGTCCTGATTGCCTATATTCTGGGCGAGGGGCTCGCGGACAGCGCGAACGAGACGCACCAGATCATTCTCCCGGACATTCCTGACGAGGAAGACGAGGCGGTCGGATGATTAAGATCGGCTCGGCCCGTATCGACGAGAACGGGAACGCCACCGGGGGACTCGCCGGTGATCAGACGGGCAAAGAGGTCGCCATAGAGAACTACTACAACCACAGACTGGGGTGGTGGGTTCTCAGGGCGAAATCCGCGACGGTGGCGAACAAGCTCGCGACCGCCATGAAGAGGGCCTGTGCGAACAGTCATATCGGTTATGATCAGTCAAACCGTGAGTCGTTGTACGCTCAGGCGATGAAAGTCGGGTACGACCCCGGCAAGGTCACCGTGGCCTGCGAGACGGACTGCTCTGCATTGGTCCGGGTGTGTTTGGCATACGCCGGCGTCTACTGCGGGGTGTTCAATACGGCGACGATGATTCCAATCATCCTGGCTACGGGCAAGTTCGACAAGCTCGCCTGCAACCCGGACGACCTCTACACTGGCGACATTCTGGTCACCAAGACGCAGGGGCACACCGTCATTGTCACTTCGGGGAAGATGCGAACCTCTTCGGAGAACGCATACACCCCGGCTAACCCCACCTCCGGGACTTTGTCGAAGACAGTAGAGAGGGAAGGAACCGTGACAGCGGGAGCGCTCAATGTCAGGAAGCTTCCGGGCAAGTCGAACCCTCTCGTCACATTCACGGGTCCGATAAAGTACGGCACGAAGGTCGGGATCTGCGACACGGCGAAAGCCTCTGACGGTTCCGACTGGTATTACATCAAGCTGAACGGGCACTACGGTTTCGTGTCCGCGAAGTACATAAAGTAGGGCGCTGTGAGGCGCTGCGCGTTCTCATTTCCGGGGCGGTCATGGTTTTACTCCTTGTCCATGGCCGCCTTTTTTTATGCCCTGAAACATGGTACTATTGGTGGTGACATTTCCCCGAAAAATGTCATGTTATATGCCGGTTAGTAACAAACATCGCAAAAAACCCCGGAAATACGGCATTATAGTAAATCGTCGTCATTTCTGTTGAAGGCTCGGAAATCCCGTATTTTCTGGACATTTCTCCTCCTGAAGGTGGCTGAATACGCTCCCGTAAGTAACCCGTTAGAAACACGCCTTTTCAAGCGCTTCCAGCTTCGTCTCGAAACTGATATGCGTGTAGACAGACTCGGCAAGAGAGCTGCCGGCGTGACCGATGATCGCGTTTATCACCCTCGAATCTATCCCTGCTTCAGCCAGGCGCGTGGTGCATGTATGCCGGCAGTCGTGCGTCCTGTGGTTCTTCGTCAGGTCATCCCAGTAATTGCTCTGCACGGACTTGTATGTCATCGGGAGCCCTCTTTTCGTGGTGATAAGGTACGGAGTCCCTTTGTCCTTCCACCGTTCTACCACCGGCTTTATCCTCGACACGATCGGCACGTCCCGGATGCCGGCCTCTGTCTTTGAGTGCTTTATGTGGAACGACTCATCGACATTGACCGACAGCATGGAGAGCAGCTCGTCTATCCTCATGCCTGTGTAGATCAGAATCAGCGGGATGGACGCGTATTCATTCACCTCGTACTGCTCCCAGAGGGCGGCTATCTCGTCATCGGTAAATACCGCTCTGGGAATCTCTCTTGATTTCTCTGTTGTAATCTCCACCCACTTGACGATCTCGCTTTTCTCCGGGCGGATGAGCTCGTTCCTTACGGCGTAGGTAAAGCACTTTGAGAGAAGCTGCTTCATGCTCAACTGCGTCCCTCTCGGTCTTCCTGAGCGGTCGAAAACAGCCTGCATCCTCCGCAGGGAGATGTCCTGCATCGGCACAGAGTGGAGCGGTGCGAGGTACTTCCACACCTTCACGTACTGCTCGCTCAGAGAGGGCTCTATCGCTTGGTATACTGAACGAAGCGTAGTCTCCCGGGGATTTCCGTCAACATTGTACCCATTGTACTCAGCGAGGCTCTGAAGGGCCTCTGCTTTGGTGCGGTAATAACCCACGAAAACATAAACAGGCTGTCCCTTCTCGTTAAACCCTGCGGTCTTCCTGACCGCCCACGGTCTTCTCCTGTTCCCGCTCAGTTTATACACGGAGCCGTAACCGTTCGGGAGCTTCACTTCTCATGCGCGGATCGTTCGATCTGATCCGCATCCTCCTTTCCGAAGTCGTCATTCTCGATGTGATCCAGCTCATGCTCTGCGGTTTGTCTTATTTTTCGGTAACCGCATCGAGAATTTATGACAGCGAGATAAGTTCCGTCCTCGCGGATGACAGAGCACCCGCTCACCTTTGTTGTAGGAAAATCAATCATGACGGAATCAACAGGGTTCGTCATTCCTTCCTTGCTCCTTTCGTTTCAGGGCGAGGAGCATGGCGTGAACAGCACGAAGGTCTTCCGGGGAAGCGTCACGGGCGGCATCGAATAACACGCGCAGCTCGTTGTTCTCGAAGAGCTCCTGTGCCACCTTTGCCGTCTCCGGGTTGATGTAATATCCGTCTTTGACCTCTCCTGTCATGAGGTATTCGACGGTCACGCCGAAATAATCAGCTATTTTCTGCAACTTGTCGGCTTTGGGCGTATACCGTCCCATCTTCCAACTGCTGATTACACCGGCACGGAATCCGCAGGCTTTCGCGACTTCATACGCCGATACTCCACGCTCTATGCGTAGCTTCTCGAATATCTCCCACATAACCTTTTTCCCCATAGTGTCGAAAACAGAAAAAAAGGCATTGACATATGTCGAAAACGATATTATTATAATATCGAAAACGATATATGTGGCTGCGATCGGTTCTGCTTTCGATCGTTATTGATAGCAAGATAATTATAATCGAAAACGAAAAAGAACGCAACCGCATGATGTAGGAAGGAGGACGCATAGATGTACAAGATTTACGCACGACTGCGTGATGAGCGGGACATGAGCGACTACGAGGTCGCCCAGAAGACAGGGATCCCGCCGGCTACGTTCACGCGGTGGAAGGGTGGCGGTACGCCGCGGCTTGAGAAGCTCCAGAAGATCGCTGACCTTTTCGGCGTATCTTTGGACGCACTGGTGAGGGAATGATCGAAACCATGACCATCACGGAAGCAGCTCACGCGATGGGGAAACCGGAGCAGTTCATCCGGGTCGGGCTGCAGAGGGGCGTCTTCCCGTGGGGGTACGCCGTGAAACTGGAGAAGCATTACAGCTATTTCATCAACGCCCGGAGGTTCCGGGAGATCGAGGGGACATGAAGAAGAACACGATGTTATGGGTAACAGCTCTGATGGCAGTCGGGATCTGCGTACTGTCCGTACCACTGGTGGAAAGTGAATACTGGCTGACGGCTATCATGTCGTTCGCGATTGCTGCAGGATGGCTCGGAGCGTTTCTGGTGGTCAACATCCGGAGGCTTTCGAGATGAGGCTCGGCGACCCGATGGACGAGCTCCACGCGCTTGAGTCGGAAGAGGACAAGTGGCTTCGGAGGCGACCGGTCTGCTCGATCTGCGGGGAACACATCCAGGACGAGAGAGCGTTCCATGTCGGCGACGACTGGTATTGCGACGACTGCATCAGAGAGAACAAGGAATGGATTGATTGAGGAGGTAAATCATGGATCACGTAATCATGGCAACCAAAGACGAAATTCAGCAGGTAAACATCCCGCACACGAGGTACGAGGAGCTCATCCGGAAAGAAACGATGCTCGACTCTTTCATCAACATCCTCATTACCGGGGCAGGCTACTCGAAGTACGCAAAGGATCTCCATCACGATGATGACACGATCAACCTGTGCCTGATGGCGATCTGCCCGGATCGGTACGAGGAGAAGAGAGCGGAACTTGAGGAGGCGCAGGATGAGTAACTGGGCGGACATCGAACGAGTGAACTCGGAGATCGAGTTCCTTGACGTCAAGGGCAAGAACTACGCGCCCGTCCACGAACGCATCAAGGCGTTCCGGAAGATCTACCCGGAGGGCGCGATCGTCACCGAGATCGTCAGCGAGACCGACAAGGTCATCACGGTCAAGGCGACCGTCTACGGGATGACGTGCGACCCAATGTGTGACTACGGCAGGGAGATCCTCGCCACAGGTCACGCCTTCGAGGTCAAGGACGGGAGCTACATCAACAAGACCAGCTACCTTGAGAACTGCGAGACCTCTGCGATCGGCAGGGCGCTCGGCATCGCCGGCTTCGGCATCGAGGGAGCGATCTGCTCGGCGGAGGAACTGCACGGTGCGGAGGCGGAGCAGGACTGGATCCGGTCTGAGGAGATCCGGAAGTCTCCGATCGGCATCGACAGGGCGATCGCCCTCCAGCAGCTTCTCGAAGAGAAGAACGTCAACATGGCGAAGATCTGCGAGCAGTACAGAGTCGAGGCCCTCGAGGATCTGACGGAGGAACAGCACCGGAACCTCGTCGGACGGCTGAACAAGGTGAAGAAATGAACAGCCGGGAGAAGGGAAAGAGAGGAGAACGCGAGCTGGCATCCGTCCTGAAGGTGTACGGCTACGGCACCCGGCGGGGCCAGCAGTTCTCCGGAGCGAACGGAGACGCTGATGTGGTCGGGCTCCCCGGAGTGCACATCGAGTGCAAAAGGGTCGAAAGACTGAACCTGCAGGACGCCTACGATCAGAGCAAGAGAGACGCGAAGGGCGAGATCCCGGTCGTGATGCACAGGAAGAACAACTGCGAGTGGCTCGTTACGATGAGGCTCGAGGACTGGATTGATTTCTATAGGGAGTGGCAGTGATGGCAAAGAACAATTTCCTTATCTACGACGCATGGGGAACCATGATCGAAGCTCTCCCGGACGCTATGGCTGGGCGCGTCTTCAAGGCGCTGTTTACCTACAAAGAGACCGGCGAGATCGAGGAAGAGGATCCCGCTCTCTGTGCGATCCTTGCGATGTTCGTCAAGAAGATTGACGAGGACATGGCTGCCTACAAGGACAAGTGCGAACGCAACAAACAGAACGCACAGCGAAACGGAGCGACTGGAAGCGACTCGCAGCGACTGGAAGCGACTGGTAACGACTGGCAACCAGATAATGATACTGATAGTGACACTGATACTGAGATTGATTTTGAAAAGAAAACAGAGCAAAAGAAACGGCGCTTCACTCCGCCCACCCGCTCCGAAGTGAGAGCGTACTGTCAGGAAAGAGTCAGGGACGGACATCCTGCCGTCAACCCGGAGCAGTTCTGCGACTTCTACGAGTCCAACGGATGGAAAGTCGGCAAGAACACCATGAAGGACTGGAAGGCAGCGGTGAGAACCTGGGAGCAGCGCAACAAGGACAGCAAACCTCGGGGCGATCCGAAGATACCGAC